CGTCACCCGCGCTGTCCGGCCCCCCCTCTATGTCAGTGCCGATGGCACGAAGGCCGGTTGGTGATGGCAATCCCTCGCGAAGCGATTCAGCGCGCGGTCGACGCCGGTCATCCGGATCATGCCCTGGTCGGCGTCCCGGTGAGCCTATTGCGCGAGATCCTCAGCATCCTCCCGGTCGCGACGATCGCCGCGCGCGTCGCGCCACCCGCCAACCAGGGCGCACCAGCATGAGCACCGCCAAGCACCCCGCTGCGGTCGACGTCGCCGGCACCCCGTATCTTCGTGACGCCAAGGGCAGCCTGGTCCCGCTCGCCGCGGTCAAGCCGGTCGACCTGCTCATGGACGAAACGGTGCGTGCCATCCTGACCGATGCGCGCGAACTGTCCGCCCTCATTGCCGCGTTCAAGGCGCGGACGTTCGAGCGCGTCGGCGCGTTCCAAGCGCTGCTCGCGCAGGAGTACGGCACGACCGTCGGCGGGAAGAAGGGCAACATCACGCTGCTCACCTTCGACGGCCGCGAGCGCGCCCAGGTGCAGGTCGCGGACCTGCTTGAGTTCGGCCCCGAGCTGCAGGCCGCCAAGCTGCTGATCGACGAGTGCCTCATGGGCTGGGCAGGCGGCACGCCGGTCGAGCTGCAGGCCGTGGTCAACGGCGTGTTCCAGGTGGACAAGGAAGGGCAGATCAACCGTGCCGAACTGTTCCGCCTGCTCCGCCTCGATATCACCGACGTCCGCTGGTTGAGCGCGATGGAGGCGATCAAGGACTCGATCCGCGTCATCGGCTCGCGCACCTACGTCCGCTTCTACGACCGGCCAGCGCACGACGCGCCGTGGCATCCGGTCACCATCGACTTGGCATCCGCGTAACCACCGTGGGGAAGCTCAAGGCCGTCGGCAGCACGCTCACCAGGCTCAAGCCGACGATGGGCTCCCTTGCGCCCGTCGAGCGCAGCGCCGACGCCGACCGCCGCCTCTTCAAGCCCTGGCACAAGTGGTACAAGTCGGCGCGCTGGCGTGCGCTGCGCGTGCTCGTGTTCACCCGCGACCTTTACACCTGCCAATGGCCTGGCTGCGGCTTCACCTCGGCCGACACGTCGCGCCTGGTGGCGGACCATTGCGAACCGCACCGCGGCGACGAGCGCCTCTTTTGGCTGTTCGCCAACCTGCAGACGCTCTGCAAACCGTGCCACGACAGTCGCAAGCAGCGGGCGGAACGCGCAGCGCTCCTAGCCTGATCGCGCGGGGCAGGGGGGTGGGTCGATCCCTAATGGGGCCCGACCCGCTGGACCCCTATGGCTCCCACGCGGAGATTTTTTCCTCCTGGGTGGGGCCGGGTGCGTACTTTGGTGGCGGGGTGCTGGTCGATGGCAGTTCGCAAATCACCTGACGAGTGGGCGCAAATCGAGCGCGAATACTTGTCGAGCGACGACTCGATCCGGGAAATAGCTGACCGTTACGCAATATCCGAAGCGGCTATTCGTAAGCGCGCAAAGGCAAAAGGCTGGGAACGGCCGGTCCGCAAGCGCGAACCGGTGCGCACTTTGCTTCCCGCGCCGCGCGCCGTGCAGGCGGTGCCGGTCGAGCCGTCCGAGCCTATCGATGCCGCCACGATCGCCGAGAACGGCCGCCAGCTGGCCGCCCGCATGCTCGACGAGCTCGACGCGATGACGAGCTACCAGGGCGAACTCGAGGAGGCGATCGAGATCATGACCGCCAACGACGAGGACGAGAACCGGCGCAACGCGATGATGAAGGCGGTGTCGTTGCCGGCGCGATCGCAGATCCTCAAGAACCTCGCCAGCTCGCTCAAGACGATCAACGAGGCGGGCGCGCCGGCCAAGGGCAAGAAGGCGCAGGCGCAGGATCGCGCAACGGCAGTCGGGCGTAAGTTCGGCACGATCGGCGCGCCGACGCGGACGATCAATTGACCGTTCCCACCTGGTCGACGGCGTGCCTCGACTGGAAACGACGGATCCGCGATCGCCGCACCCTCATCCCGTTCACGCCGCTGTTTCCTGCCTCGGCCGAGGCGAAGATGGCGGTCTTCTGCGCGCTCAAGATCGCAGATCTCGGCATCAACCCGGCAACGGGGGAGACGTGGACGATCGGCGAGAGCGCCGACGAATGGCTGCTCGACTTCGCGGCTGCGATCTTCGGCGCGTACAACGCGGAAACCGGCGAGCAGCTGATCCGCGAGGGCCTGCTGCTGGTGTCGAAGAAGAACACCAAATCGACGATCGCGGCCGGGATCATGCTGACCGAGCTGATCTGCGGCTGGCGGCCGTCGGACGAGAACCTGATCCTGGCGCCGACGATCGAGGTGGCGGGGAACAGCTTCAAGCCGGCCTGCGACATGATCCGCGCGGACGAGGAGCTGGATGACCTGCTCCATATCCAGGAGCATGTCCGCCTCATCACCAACCGCGACACCAAGGCGACCCTGAAGGTCGTCGCGGCCGACGCGGCGACGGTGTCGGGCAAGAAGGCCAGCCGCGTGCTCGTCGACGAGCTATGGCTGTTCGGGAAGAAGGCCAACGCGGACTCGATGCTGCGCGAGGCGGCCGGCGGCCAGGTGTCGCGTCCGGAGGGTTATACGCTCTACCTGACGACGCAGTCGGACGAGCCGCCCGCCGGCGTGTTCAAGGAGAAGCTGGCCTATGCCCGCGACGTCCGCGACGGCAAGGTCACCAACAACGAGTTCCTGCCGGTCCTCTACGAATTCCCCGACGAGATGCTCGCCGCGGACGAGCATCTGGATCCGGCCAATTTCTACATCACCAACCCGAACCTCGGCCGGTCGGTCAGCCTGAAATGGCTGGTCGCGCAGTACAGCCAGATCGAGAACGCGGAGGACGGCACCAAGCAGGTTTTCTACGCCAAGCACCTGAACGTCGAGATCGGCGTCGGGCTGCGGCATGATGCCTGGATCGGTGCGTTCTATTGGGCGCAGGCGCAGGCGGACGTCGAATTGTGGGACGGCTCGCTCGAGGGGTTCCTCGAGCTGGTCGAGGTCGCCGTCGCCGGCATCGATGGCGGCGGGCTCGACGATCTGTTCGGCCTGGCGCTGCTCGGCCGGCTGAAGTCGGATCCGCGCATTTGGCTGATGTGGAACCGGGCCTGGGCACACCTCGACGTATTCGATCGCCGCAAGGATATCGTCAGCAAGCTGCACGATTTCATCGCCGAGAAGACGCTGGTCCGTTGTGACGAGCCGACGCAGGACCTGGTCGAGGTCGCGGATCTGCTCGAGCAGGTGAAGGATGCCGGACTGTTCCCGGACGAGGCCGCAATCGGGCTGGATCCGCAAGGCGTTGCCGCCCTGGTCGACGAGCTGTCCGGCCGCGGCTTCACCGCCGAGCAGATGGTCGCAGTGCCGCAGGGGTTTCGCCTCACCGGCGCGATCAAGGGCACCGAGCGCAAGCTGAAGGACGGCACCATGAAGCATGCCGGCCAGCGGATGATGAACTGGTGCGTCGGCAACGCGAAGGTCGAGCCGCGCGGTAGCGCCATCCTGATCACCAAGCAGGTGTCGGGGACGGCGAAGATCGATCCGCTGCTGGCGGGCTTCAATGCCGTGGTGCTGATGACGCGCAATCCGCGGACGAACACCTTCGAATATACGGGGATCTGAGCATGTCGATCAGCGGATATCAGCTGTCGCCACGCGCGGCAGAAGCCGAAGCCCGTCGCAACGGCGCCACGTCGGCCGACCAGACCGCGCCGTCCGTCCAGGCCAGCGCGGACGGCATAAACGACCCCGGCGGGTTTACCTTCCTCAACCTGCTGGGCGGCACGCGCGGCGCGCCGATCGGCGAGCATGCCGCGCTGTCATCGCCCGCGGTGCTGCGCGCGCTCGAGGTGCTGACCGGGCTCTTCGCAATGGCGCCGCTGATCTATTATCGATCGGAAGGGACGGGCAAGGTGCGCGTCGACGACGCACCGCCGGCAATGATGCTCCGGACGCGCACGAACGACGTCCAGAACGCCTTCCTGTTCAAGGAGCTGATGCTCGGCGATCTGATCATGACCGGCAAATTCGCCGGATATGTTCACCGCGACGGCCTCTACCGTGCCAGCAAGCTTTCGCGCGTGGATCCGCACGGGATCTCGCCGGTGTCGAGCTGGGACAAGACCGACGGGCTCGAGGTCTTTTACGATACGCACCTGCCCGATGGCACGTTCGAGCGGCTGACGCGCAACGATGTGTGGTTCATCCCGGGTTTCTCGCGCGACGGCCTGGTCGGTATCGATCGGCTGAAGCTGCTGCAAGACACGCTGCAGGCAGCCGCGGCGACGTCGGCCTTCGCCGCGCGCTTCTGGGAGAACAACGCGCAGCCGTCGACGATCCTGACCTCCAAGTCGAAGATGGAGGCGGCGGACAAGACCAAGCTCAAGACCGACTGGCAGAGTCGCTTCTCCGGACCGAAGAACGCCGGCGCCGTCGCCGTGCTCGATCAGGAGATGGACGCCAAGTTCCTCGCGCATGACAACGCGAAGAGCCAGTATGTCGAGGTCCGCGGCTTCTACGTCGTCGAAATCGCGCGCGCGTTCGGCGTGCCCCCGCATGTCGTGTTCGAGCTGAGCCGCGCGACATTTTCGAACATCGAGCAGCAAAGCCTCGAGCTGATCCTGTATTCGATGATGGGCCATTTCGAGCGCGTCGCCGCGGCCGCAACGCACCAGTTCGCCGAGCCCGGTCACTTCTTCGAGTTCCTGCCCGACGCCCTGCTGAAGGGCGATATCAAGAGCCGGTATGAGGCCTATTCGATCGCGATCGATAAGGGCGTGCTCAATCCGGACGAGGTCCGCAGCCTCGAGAACCGCAACAAGCGACCAGGCGGTGATAAGTATCGCGTCGGCTCCGGCTCGCAGATCGAGGGCGAGCAGGCGTCAGCGCCGGGCAAGTTGCCGCCCCCCCCAAACAGTGAGGACCAGTAATGAACGACCGTATCCTAGCGGCCATTCGGTCCGTGCCCTGGGCGATCATGCCCGGTTACCTCGAGGCGATCGAGGCGATGGCGATCCGCGCGCTCGACCATCCGGCTGTCCAGGCGGTCGCCGAGGACGGTCACGTCGAGCGGCACTTCGAGGCGATCGCGCAAATGGGCGAACGCGCGGCCGGCACGCGATCGGCAGCGATCCGCGACGGCGTCGGCGCGCTGCCGATCTTCGGCCCGATCCTGCCGCGCGCAGCGATGATGAACCCGTCGGGTGGCGGTGCGGTCGCGCTCGATCTGCTCGCAGCCGACTTCCGCGTCCTTCAGGCCGACACGGCCGTCCGCAAGATCCTGCTCGTGGTCGACAGCCCGGGCGGTGTTACCACCGACATCGCGCAGTTCGCGCGCATGGTCGCGCAGTCGCCCAAGCCGGTCTTCGCGCACGTCACCGGCATGGGTTGCTCCGCCGCCTACTGGATCATCAGCCAGGCCAACCAGATCTCGATCGACGCGACCGCGATGGTCGGCTCGATCGGCGTCATGATGGGCGGCAGCGTCCAGGAGAACCCCGACCAGGCCGGCCGGCGCGATATCGCGATCGTCAGCAAGAACGCGCCGAACAAGCGCCCCGATCTCACCACCGAGGAGGGGCGCGCGGTGATCAGCGGGACGGTCGACGCGCTCGAGGACGTGTTCATCGCGGCAGTCGCGCGCGGCCGCGGTGTCACCGAGGCGGTTGTCCGCAGCGATTTCGGCCAGGGCGGCGTGCTCGCCGGCGGTCCGGCGGTGAAAGCTGGCATGGCTGACCGCGTCGAGGCTGACGGCCTGGACGGCGCGATCCGCCGCCTTTCGACCCGCACTTCCTCCACCCGGCGCACGGCCGCGGAGAACAACCTGAAGCTTGCGCACGCCCGCGCCGGCCTCTGAAACCCCAGGAGACCTACCTATGCGCATCACCGCGCTCAAGACGAGCCTTGCCGGCGTTCTCGCGGCAGCCGAGCTGATCATGACCACCGCGACCGCCGATGGCGATCGCGACCTCTCGGCCGAAGAACAGGTTGAATTCGATGCCAAGATGACCGAGGCGGCCGGCCTGCAGACGAAGATCGGCCGCGAAGAGCAGGTCCTCAAGCTGAAGGCGTCGACCGCCGCGCCGATCGTCGTCGGCACGCCCGCCGGCGGTCCTGGTACGGTACCGGCAACGCCTGCCGCGCAGCTCCCCGCGGGCACGATGTTCACGCGCATCACCATGTCGCTCGCAGCCTGCAACATGGACCAGCGCGCCGCGGCCGACCACGCCGAGCAGCTCTGGGGGACCGAGACCGGCCAGATCGTCGCCAACCAGGAGCAGTCGACCAATGTGAAGGGCGGCTTCCTGGTCAACACCGCCTACAGCGCCGACTTCATCGACCTGCTGCGCCCCCGCGTCGTCGTCCGCCGCCTCGGCGCGCGCTCGATCCCGATGCCCGAGGGCAACCTCAGCATGCGCAAAAAGACGCAGGGCACGACCGCGGGCTATGTCGGCGAACGTCAGCCGGCGCCGACGACCGACGTGCAGGTCGGCATGATGTCGATGTCGGCAAAGACGCTCCGCGCGCTTGTGCCGATCACCAACCAGCTGATCCGCCGCGCCTCGATCGGCGTGGTGCAGATGGTGCGCGACGATCTGCTCGAGGGCGTGGCGGTCAAGGAAGACGCCGTGTTCATCCGCAACACCGGCGACACGCTCACGCCGAACGGCCTGGCCGCACTGATGCCCGCGGGCAACAAGATCGCGATCACCGCCGGCGGGACGCTGGAGTCGGTCACCAACGACCTGATGAAGGTTCGTCTGCGGGTCATCAACGCCAACGTGCCGATGATCAGCTGCGGCTGGATCATGAGCCCGCGCTCGAAGATGTTCCTCGAGACGCTGCGCGACGGCAACGGAAACCTGGCGTTCCCCGAGGTCGGCGCGAGCGGTACGCTGTACGGCTATCCGATCGGCATGACGACGTCGGTGCCGGACAATCTCGGCGCAGGCGGCAACGAGTCGGAGATCTACTTCGGCGACTTCTCGCAGCTGCTGATCGGCGACACCGAGGCGGTGACGATCGCGAGCTCGGACACCGCGGCATACGACGATGCCGGCACGATCCGCTCGGCGTTCTCGAACGACGAGACCGTGGTTCGCCTCATCGCCGAGCACGACACTGGTACCCGGTACGCAGCCGCGTTCTCGATGCTCACCGGCGTCACCTGGGGCGGCTGATCCGCTCGCCGCCTGACCGCCACCAACGACAACCAACCTCACCTCGGGCGGCTTCGGCCGCCCGAGGTGCATCTGGAGACTGAGCATGACCGTCAAATTCAACCATTCGCACTCCGTCGGCGCGCACTACAACAAGGGCGACGTCGCGACGTTCGAACCCGAGGTCGAGAAGGACCTGATCGAGCGCAAGATCGCCGACAAGCACACGTCGGCGAAGACCGCAGATAAGCCGGCGGCCTAAGCGATGGTCGACGTGGCGGCGATCGATGGCGGCGTGCTGACGATCGCCGCTGCGCGCAACTTCCTGCGCGTTGGTACCAGCGTCGACGCGCAGGTCCTCGAGCTGCTGCCGGCAGCGCAGGGACGCATCGAGAGCTTTCTCGGCCGCAACGAGCTGGTCGGTGCGACCGGCTGGCCCACGGCCGACCAGGTGCCGGCGATCGTCGTGCATTGCGTAAAGCTGGCGCTGTCGGACCTGTACGTGAATCGTGAAGGGCCGCAGCTGACCGACGACCAGCTCCGCCCGATCATCGGCCGGTACATGGCGGTGTCGGTCGCATGATCGTCGTTCGCCCGGGCGAGCTTGAGCACTTCGTGCGGCTCGAGCGCCGGATCGAGAGCACCGACTTCGGCAGTGCCGGCAGCGAAACCTGGCAGCTGGTCGACGAGATCTGGATCGGTATCCGCGATTCACTGCCGAGCCGCGGCGAGCGGACCGAGGGCGGCTTCACGACGTCGACGCGGCCGGCGCGGGTGCGCATGTATTGGCGCGACGACGTCGAGACCGGCATGCGCCTGGTCGAAGGCAGTCGGATCATGCAAATCGTGTCGGGCCCGGCCGAGCTTGGGCGCCGCGGCGGCCTCGAGCTGATGGTCGAGGATTACAACCCGGGCACGGTTCCCGCCTGATGCCGACGGTACGCGGCGGTGCAGCAGTCCGGCGCTACATAGCGCAGCTGCCGTCCGAGCTGGAAAGGAAGGTCCTGCGCGGTGCCGCGCGCGCCGGCGGCCGGATCATCCTCGACGACGCGAAGGACCGGTCGATCTCGTCGGACGTCGACGAGGCGCTGGTGATGCGCACCAAGGCGGAAGCCGGCCGCATCACGGTCAAGATCACGGTCCGCAAGGGCTGGGGCCGCGCGATTGCCAACTGGCTCGAATACGGCACCGACGCGCATTTCATCTCGATCGCGAAGGACGAGCGCGGCGGGAAGAGCGTTGCCCGGATCAACGCGACGACCAAGCGGTCGATGATCATCGGCGGACAGTTCGTCGGCGAAACCGTCTTTCATCCCGGCGCGCGGCCGCATCCGTTCCTGCGCCCCGCGCTCGACATCAAGGGCGCCGAGGCGATCGCCGCGGCGCAGAGCTTCATCAACGCGCACGTCACCCGCTCGGGGATCGTCGCCAGCGCCGAACCCGAGGGCAATGACGAATGACCGGTGTCGATATCATTGGGGCGCTGCTGATCGACGATCGCGCGGTTACGGCCATCGCGCCGGCGGTGCGGATCAAGGCGGGCGCGCTGCCCGACAATGTCGCGTTGCCGGCCTTCCTCGTTCGACTGGTCAGCAGCGTCGAGACCCAGCCGCTCAAGCGCCGCGGCACCATCCGGACCGTCGACCGGGTATCCGTCACGGTCCGCGCCGCAACCTATGCAGAGCAGACCGCCGCGATCCGCGTGATCCGCAGTGCGTGCGCGAGCCGCACCGGCGACATCGCCGGCGCGACCAATGCCTCGATCCTGACCGCCGGTACCGGCCCCGATGCGCGCGGCCCCGGCAACAGCTTCGAACAGACCCAAGATTTCCGCGTCAGCTTCGACGCTCCCGCCTGAAAGGAGACCACCATGTCCGACACCAAGACCAAGCGCGCCAAGATCGTTCGCGATTTCAATGACGCCGGCACCGAAACGCAGTTCACCGCCGGCGCGACCGTCGAGATGACCGAGGGCGCTTTCGCAAACTATCTCGCAGCCGGCCTGGTCGAGGCGGTTGCCGATGAGCCCGTTGCGCCCGCTGCGCCCGCTGCGCCCGCCGGCCGCAAGGCCAGCTAACTCGCCAGCCCGCTCAAGCGGGTTGTTTCAGCCGGCAGCGCCGGCACCCAGCACCAGGAGATCAACATGGGTTCCAACACCGCAGTAGGTTCGTCGCTTGCCATCTCGGCCGCGACGCCTGCTACCCCCGACGCGGCCGGCTATGGCGCGCTGACGTTCATCGAGGTCGGCCAGGTCGAGAAGATCGGCGCGATCGGCGCGAGCTTCGCCAAGGTCGAATTCCAGCCGCTCAAGGGCGCAAAGCAGAAGTATAAGGGCTCGGCCGATTACGGCGCGCTGCAGCCCTCCTATGCGATCGATCCGGCCGATGCCGGCCAGACGCTGCTGCAGACGTCGGCCGACGACGAGACGCAGAAGCTCTACTCGTTCAAGGTCACCTATCAGGATGGGTCGAAGCGCTTCTTCCAGGGCCGCAACTTCGGCGCACCTGAGACGACCGACAGCGCCGACTCGATGCTGACCTGTGCCCCGACGGTCGAGATCTGCACCAAGATCGTCCGCGTCCCCGCCGCCTGATCCTCTTTCCGGTGCCGGCGTTCCCGGCACCTGATCCCCCCTCCCGGCGCCCGCGACGCCGGCTCTCCCTTATGCATCGGCCTGCCTCGCTATCGCGGGTGCGGGGCGGGTCGGTGCACCATCCTCCCGCGAAGGATCCAACATGACCAAGCTTCTGAACATCGCCTCGCTCGCCGTTGCCGCGACCGCCCCCCTTCACATCAAGAACGCTGCCGGCGAGCTGCTGTACGCTGATGCCGAGCGCACGCTGCCCGTCCGCATCCACCTGCATGGCCCTGGCAGCCAGGTCGCCGGCGTCGTCGAAGCCCGCCAGTCGTCCCGCGCGCTCAAGCGCATGCAGGACAATGACGGCAAGATCACCGCGGCATCGCGCGAGGAGCGTATCGCCGAGACGTCCGAGGATCTCGCCGCGCTGACCGCGTCGTTCGAGAATTTCGAATATCCCGCCGACGTCACCGGCGAAGCGCTGTTCCGCGCCCTGTACGCCGACCAGTCGCTCGGCTTCGTCACCAAGCAGGTGATGAAGTTCTTCGGTGATTGGGGAAACTTCAGCGCCGCCTCGAAGGCGGCCTAACCCTCTACGTCCGGCAAATGGCGTGGCTGCATGCCACGCCCAAGCCGGACGAACGAAGCCGGCGGGGCAAGGCTGAATCGGATGCCCCCCGGCATAGCCGGATCGATACGCTCAAACGCAAGAAGATCGATCCGCAGATGCCGCCCAACCCGGCGCCGCACATCACCACCTGGCTGATCGAGATCGGCCTGAGTGAGGCGGCGGGAATGGGCGCCGCGCCGCTCAGCTCGCGCGAGATCGCAGCGTGGCAGGACAACACCTGCATACGGCTCGAGCCATGGGTCGCGCGGCTGCTGCGCAAGCTGTCGGCCGCGTACCTCGCCGAAGGACGGCGGGCCGAAGCGGAAACCTGCCCGCCGCCATGGCGGGCGCCAGTGACCCAGCGCGAGCTCGAGGTCGCCGAAGCCGAGCTGCGCAACGTGCTCGGCTGATCGGGGAGGAATATGCCCATGGACGATTCCTCCACGGCACTCGAAGTCGGCTTCATCCTCAACACCGAGGGTGCATTCGCCGAGATGCTGCGCTTTTCGCAGATGTTCGACGACAAGACGGCCGATTTCGTCCGCCAGGCGGCGCAGATCGAGCAGGCCGCCGGTGGGATCCGCCTGAACGGCGCGACCGCCCATGTGCAGACCTTCGGCAATGCGGTCTCGCGCGAGATGCAGACCGCACGCATGGCCATGGCAGGCGTCGAGAAGGCCGGAGAGCGCATGGTCGCGCAGCTCGAGCGGCAGAACAGCACGTTCGGCAAAACCCGCGAAGAGATCCGCGGGATGAATGCCGAGTTCAGGGCGACTGCCGCGGAGCAGCAGGGCCTGACCGAGCTTGCGCAGCGGATCCGCGCGGAAGAGTCGGCGCTGTACGATAAGGAATTCACGGCCGCACGTCGTGCCGCCCAGGGGGCGGAAGCTGCGGCCGAGGCAAAGTTCGACGCCGCAAACAAAGCTGCTCGCGCGGCCGAGATGGAAGCGCAGGCGCTCCGCGAGGCCGACTACGCCTATCAGCTGTTCGAATCCCATCGGCGCCAGGGCTTGGCGGCATGGAAAGAGGTCGAGGCGGCGCAGGCACGCGTTGCGGCCGAGGCCGCGGTCAACGCCCAGCTGCTTGAGCAGTCGCGCCTTCAGGCGGCTCTAGACCGTACCAGCGGCGCCGATCGGCCGCGCGCAACCGATGCCGGCGCGTCCTTCAGCGCGCTGTCGGCGAAGTTTGCCGAGGACGAGGCGCGCGCCGCGCGTACCGCCGCGGCCGAGATCAAGATGCTGGCCGACGAGCATGCCCGCCTGGCGGCATTGGTGCGCGGCTCGCACGATGCGCAGGTCGCTGACGCGGCCGCGGCCGAACAGCTGCGGATGGCGACGGATCCGCTGTACGCCGCGACCAAGCGGCTCAATGCCGAGATCGCCGAATCGACGCGGCTCTATCATGCCGGCGCCACCGCACCTGCCGAATATGCCCGCCAGCAGGACGTCCTGACCGGCCGGCTGCGCCAGTCCGCGCAGGCGCATGAGGAGATGGACCGGGTCGCCAAAAAGGGGAAGGGCACGCTGACTCAGCTGTCATTCCAGCTCAACGACGTCGCGACGATGGCCGCCATGGGCGCGCCGCCCTTCCAGATCTTCGCCAGCCAGGCGGGGCAGATCTTCCAGGTCGCGCAGATGGCCGAGGGTGGCTTGAAGGGCTTTGCGGCCGAGATGGGCGGGCTCGCCATCGCGTTCCTGCCCGCGATCGCGGCCGCCTCGGTCGCCGGCGTCGCACTGTACCGCTGGCACGAGCAGATCAACGACGATGCCGGCATGAAGAAATTCGCCGAGGGCCTCGGGCTGACGCACAAGGAAATGAAGAAGCTCGGCGATGTTTCGGTGACCACCGGCGACATGGTCAAGGGAGTGTGGAAGACGATCTCGGATGGCCTGGATCTAGGCGGATCGGGCAAGTCGCTCATGGACTATCTGTTCTCGCCGAACGATGCGCAGCAGGTCCAGGGCTTCCTCGCGTCGATCTACGGCACGTTCACCGGCACCTATGCCGCGATCGTCGAGCTGTGGAGCAGCATATCGACGTCGGTGACGGCCTACGTGTCGGCCGCGGCGAACGCCGTCGCGCAGTTCTTCGCGCCGGTCGTGGCGGCCGCGCAATGGGCCGGCAACGGCATCGCCCAGATCTTCAGCGCGATTTACAACCGCGTGTCGGGCTGGCTGAAGTCGATCGGTGGCGCGATCAGCGATTTCGCCGGCCCGATCCTGAAGGCGATGGGCCAGAGCGACGCGGCGGTCGCGGTCACCAGTGCCGGCAACAGCCTCGGCAAGGCGTTCGGCAAGGGGTACGCGCAGGGGTCCGGATCCTTCATCAAGGGGACGAACAACTTCGTCGCCTCGTCGGCCGCGAACGCGATCGCCATCGCGCAGGCGAAGGCGGTCAAGAAGGCCAACGATATCAAGGCGGACCGGACGCCGAAGAAGACGCCGGTCGACAAGCACGCTGAATCGCTTGTGCGTGATGCCGAGGCGGTCGAGGCGCAGATCCGCAACCTGTATAAGCTGGCGGACGCCTATGGCGTATCCGGCGCCGCGGCTCTGATCGCCGAGGCGCGCGTAAAGGCCGAGAGCAAGGCCATCAAACAGCAGGCCGATATCGAGGCGTCGGTGGATCGCCAGGTGCGCCTCGCGATCGCGCAGCGCGTATCGGACTCGGCGAAGTCGACCGCCGGCGCGCGCGAGCAGGCGGCTGCACAGGCTGCGGTCAACGCGCAGGTCGCGGCCGGCCTGGTGCCCGCGGCGCGCGCGGCCGACCTGGTGAAAGACCAGATCGCCGACCTGCCGCTGCTCGCCGCGATCGAGGCGGCGCGCACGCGCGGGCTGACCACCGAGGCGGACCGCGCGACCAAGGCGCTGGCCGACCAGCGCACCGCGCGCGCGGCGCTGACCAAGGCGGAACGCGATGGACAGTACAACACCGATATGGCGACCGGCGGCGATCGCCTGGCCGAGCTGCGCGAGGAGCAGCGGCTGATCGGCGCGACCGATGCCGTGCGCGTCCGTGCGCTGGCGACGCTGAAGGCGACGCAGGAAGCGACGGCCAAGAACCTCGATCCGACCCAGGCGGCCGCGTACATCGGCCGCCAGGTCGAGGTCGCGGATCTCGCCGAGACCAACCGGGTGGCGCAGGACGCGTGGAACGCATCGCTGACCGCGACGGCCGACCTGTTTGATACGATCGACCAGACCGCGCAGAGCGCTGCCCAGGGCATGGCAGACGCCTTCGGCAGCGTCGGCTCGGCGATTGGCGACGCGCTCACCGTGATGACCGGCTATTATGCCGACCAGGCGAAGCTGCAGGAAGCGCACGAGGCAGCAATCCGCGCGGCCGGTAAGGATCAGCAGCGGATCGATCGCGAGAACCGGCTGTATTCGCTCCGGTCGTCGTCGCAGCAGATCGGCGCGTTCGGCGATATGGCCGCGGCTGCGAAGGGCTTCTTCAAGGAAGGGTCGCAGGGCTATAAAACCCTCGAGACCGCCGAGAAGGCTTTCCGCTTGGTGCAGTTCGCGCTGTCGGTCCGCGCGATCGCGCAGGATGCGATCGAGACCGGTACCAAGATCGCCAACAGCGTCGCGCGCATCGCGGTCGGTGCGACCGAGGCGGTCGTCAATGCCATCAAGAGCCTGCCGTTCCCGCTCAACATCGCTGCCGGCGCCGCGACCGTCGCCGCGCTGGCGTCGATCGGCGTGTCGATCGCGGGCTCGTTCGGTGGCGGCGGCAAGAACACGCTGGCGCCGACCAACTCTGGCACCGGCACCGTTCTCGGCGATACGTCGGCCAAGAGCGACAGCATCAAGAACGCGATCGATGCGCTGAAGGAGGTCGACACCTTGACCAACACCTTCGCGCGCGAAATGTCGGCATCGCTGAAGTCGATCGACAGCCAGATCGGTGGCGTCGCCAGCCTGGTCGTGCGCTCGGGCAACATCGATGCGTCGAGCGGCGTGACCGAGGGCTTCAAGGCGAACGCCATCGGATCGGTGCTCAGCAAGATCCCGGTCATCGGCGGGATCCTCGGCGGCCTGTTCGGCTCCAAGACCAGCGTGATCGGCAGCGGCCTGTCCAGCGGGCCGCAATCGGTCGGCGACATCATGAGCGGCGGCTTTGATGCGTCCTACTATTCGGACATCGAGAAGAAGAAGAAGCTCTTCGGCCTGACGACCAGCACGAAATACTCGACGCAATACACCGGTGCCGACGCCGGGCTCGAGAATCAGTTCACGCTGATCTTGCGATCCTTCAACGACGCGATCGCGTCCGCGGCCGGCCCGCTCGGCGTTGCCACCGGCGACGTCCAGGCGCGCCTCAACGGCTTCATCATCGACATCGGCAAGATCGATCTGAAGGGCCTCACCGGCGAGCAGATCGAGGAAAAGCTGTCGGCCGTGTTCGGTGCGGCGGCCGATGGCATGGCAGCGGCAGCCTTCCCGGGCCTCGAGCAATTCCAGAAGGTCGGCGAAGGCGTGTTCGAGACGCTGGTGCGGGTCGCGTCGACCGTCGAGGCGGTTGGTGCATCGCTCGACATGCTCGGCACCAGTTCGCAGTCGATGGCGATCGGCGTGAAGCTTGCGCTGGCGGATCAGTTCGACAGCGTCTCGGCGCTGACCGATGCCGCCAGCGCCTATTTCGAGACCTTCTACTCGAAGGAAGAGCAGGCGGCCGCCAAGACCGCGCAGATGAACGGCGTGTTCACCAGCCTCGGCACCTCTATGCCGGCGACGCTGTCGGCGTTCCGCCAGCTCGTCGAGGCGCAGGATCTGACGACGTCGGCCGGACAGTCGACCTATGCGACGCTCCTGAAGCTCGCGCCGGCGTTCGCGGATCTGCAGTCGTCGATGGAGGGTGCCAAGAGCGCGGCCGACATCGCGAGCGAGCGGCAGGACCTGCAGCGCCAGCTGCTCGAGCTGCACGGCGACACCGCGGCGATCCGCGCGCTCGACCTAGCCAAGCTCGATGCGAGCAACCGTGCGCTGCAGCAGCAGATCTACGCGATCCAGGACGCGCAGGCGGCTGCAACCGCCGCCAAGACGCTGGCGGATGCATGGACGTCGGTCGGCGACAGCATCATGGACGAGGTGAAGCGGATCCGCGGCCTGACCGACGTCGCCGGCGGCAACAGCTTCGCCAGCCTGCAGGGCCAGTTCAACGCCGCGATGACCGCCGCGCGCGGTGGCGACCAGGATGCGGCCAAGAACCTGCCGGCGCTGAGCCAGGCGCTGCTCACCGCGGCGGCCGAGCAGGCGACCAGCCGGCAGGAGCTGGCGCGCGTCCAGGCGCAGACCGCCGCCAGCCTTGAGGCAACCTATGGCGTCGTCACCGCCCTGGCGAAGGGAAGCACGTCGCCGAGCACGGCCGTCACCACCGACGACCTGGCCGCGGCGATCAGCGACGCGCAGACGTCGACGTCGCCGACGGCCGCCAACGATGACCTGGTGAGCGAGATTAAATCGCTCCGCGAAGAGGTGACCGCCATGCGGAACGAGAATAATTCCGGCCATGCCGCAACCGCGGGCAGCGCTGTGCGCATCGATCGCCGCCTCGAGGCGGTGACGTCGGCGAGCGGTGGCGACGCGATCAGCGTGGCGAGCGCAGTATGAAGGTCACCACCTCCGCCGGCGACGTGATCGAGCTCGGCCCGATCGAGACGGCGCCGACGATCGGCATCGTCGACTATAGCCGTCGCGTCACCGACGATTACGGCGTCACGACGGTCGTCGAGCGCGCGTTCTCGCGTCGCATGTCCGTGCGCCTGGCGGTGCCGTTCGACGATACCGGCGCGCTTCAGCGCCGGCTTGCCGCGTTGCGCGCGACGCCGGCGACGTGGACCGCCGACGACCGGTTCGCCAGCCTGTCGGTGCGCGGCTTCTACAAGGACTTCGAGGTCGATCACGCGGTACCGCCGCTCAGCTATTGCACGCTGACGGTCGAGGGCCTGACCGAGACCGCGCCGATCGCCGACGCCGGCGGGGATCCCGCGGTCACCGGCACGTCGACGTTGCAGCTGCTGCAGCCGGTCGCGATCACGAACGACCAGCTGGTCAGCAGCAGCGTTCCCGAAACCGACGCGGCCGAATGGTCCGGGTCGACGACGTACCCGCTCGGCGCGCGCGTGATCCGCGCGGCGTCGCACCGCGTCTATGAATCGGCGATCGCCGGCAATGTCAGCGACGATCCGATCGCCGCGTCGGGCAAGTGGATCGACATCGGCCCGACCAACCGCTGGGCAATGTTCGACCAGGCGCTCGGCTCGCTGACGTCGGCCGCCAACGCGATCACCCTCACACTTACCGCGCCGGCGATTCAGGCGGTGGCATTGCTCGACGTCACCGCGGCGACCGTCCGCCTTCAGGCGACGGGCTATGATCGCACGGTTGCGGCCAGCGCCGGCGCCACGACCTTCCTGGATCTCCCGGCCGGCACCACGCGCGTTACCGTGACGATCGCCGGCGGATCCGTGTCGGTCGGCACGCTGCTCGTCGGCAAGCTGGTCGGGCTGGGCGTGACCGAGGGATCACCGACGTCGGGGATCGCCGACTATAGCCGCAAGGACGTCGACGACTTCGGCGCGGTGACGATCGTCGAGCGCGCCTGGTCGAAGCGCATGGCGGCGAAGTCGCTCATCACCACCGCGTCGATCGACGTCGTCGCCAACCGGATCGCGGCCGTGCGCGCGGTGCCGTCGCTCTGGATCGGCCTGGACGGGCTCGACAGCCTCACGGTCTATGGCTTCTTCAAGGAATTCTCGATCGAGGTCGGCGAGACGACCAGCAAGCTGTCGCTCTCGATCGAGGGCTTGAGCGCGGCGGGGAAGATCGAGCCGCTCGGCGCGCAGGTCAACTGGCCGGACATTGCCGATCCCACGGGCACCAAGCCGGCCGACAATGCCGACGTCACCGGCGAACATACCTCCAAGGATACGAACGCGGTCAGCGGCCGGCCGGCGAGCCAGGTGCTGACGGCGGTCGACAAGGCAAAGGCCGATATCGATGGCCTGGTCGCGACCTTCGGGACGACGGCCAGCGCGGCCGCCAGCGCCAACGCCGCCCGCGATGCCGAGACGAACGCGAAGACCGCACGCGACGCCGCCCAGGGCGCGCGTGATGCCGCGCAGGAGGCGCGTGCGCTCGCCGGCGGCAGTGCCAGCACGGCGATCGCGGCGAGCGACGCAGCAGCGCAGGCGAAGAACGACGCACAGACCGCGTCGACGGCGTCCGCCTCGGCACGCGACGCTGCGGCCGCTGCGCGAGACTTGGCGCTCGGCTACCGGGATGCCGCGCAGGCCGGGGCGAGCAATGCCACCTCGGCAGCGACGTCGGCTGCGTCCGCGCGTGATGCGGCCAACCAAAAGGCCAGCGATGCGGCGACCAGCGCGTCAAGCGCCGGCGGTAGCGCGACGACCGCGAGCGGGCAGGCGACGATCGCCACGCAGAAAGCCGATGCGGCCGGACAATCCGCAAGCATCGCCAGCGCCAAGGCCGACATCGCCACGACTAAGGCGGGGGAGGCCAGTGCGTCCTCGAGCCGTGCAGCAACGAGCGAAACCAACGCGGCCGGATCGGCCAATGCGGCGTCGATCTCTCAGGGCGTCGCCGCGACCAGCGCAAAGGCGTCGGCGTTCAACGCGAACTTTCCCCGGACCTTTGCTCAGAAGGGCGCGCTCTACAGCGGGACGCCAGCATGGGGCACGACGGTGCCGCTGCCTGATAGCTACTTCGTGGCGGGCTCGTCGGGCTGGGTTTACCAGCAGAAGCCGGTTGGTTCGGCGTTCAACTATTACATTGGCTTGAACCGCCCCGTACCGCTCAAGGATCGGCTGTACCGATATCAGGCACGCTTCCGCACTCTCGATGCGAACACGACCTACTCGACCGATTTCGAGTGGAGCAACGCCGCGGACGGCGCTCAGGGCGGTTCCTTTGGTGGATTCGCGACGCTTACGCCCGCCGACGGCTGGCGGGTAATCGACTATCTCGTCGATGCCCGTAGCGGGGGCTTCCAGGCGTTTGCGTACGCCGTGCCGCAAATGCGTGGGCAGGTGTCCGCTGGGGCGACTTTTGAGGTCGATTATTTCCGCTTCGTCGACGTGACCGACACCACTGCCGCGGCAGCGTCGGCGTCGGCAGCTGCGACCAGTGCTTCGAACGCGGCAACATCGCAGAGCGCAGCCGGGACCAGCGCGACGGCGGCCAGCACGTCGGCGACGAATGCCTCGACCAGTGCTGGGCAGGCTTCGACCTTTGCATCGAATGCTTCGACCAGCGCGAACAACGCAGCAGGGGCGGCGAACTCGGCAACAACACAGGCGGGGGTCGCGGTTAGTGCGCGCGATGCCAGCGTGCTGACCGCAGCAATCATGTTCCCGAGTGTCATTGATAGCGTTGGCAGCGGATATACCGGGCAGGCTACAGGTGCGCTTGCATCGACGCCGCTTCTCGCCAGCACCGCGCTCGTGAACAGCGGGGGGCGTTATGGCGTCAACTTCGGCTCGGGTTTCGCATATACTCGCCAGACGGTCCCCGCGACAGCCGGACGCGTATATGAAGTCGAGGCTGAGGTAGAGTGGACGGCTGTTCCGACGTCGGGGGGCATTGCCTTCGATATCACGGCAATCGGCCTTAATTCAGCTTATGGCGCGCCTAGCGATGTGCGGAAGACGACGACGCCGTCGCTCGCGATCGGCATCTACCGCGCGACTGCGCGTTATGGTGCGGTCGCAGATGCCGCGAACGGCATTATCGCGTGGGGCGCAGGCGCCGTTTATCTCCGGTTCGGTGTCAACCAGTATGCGAACACGGCGGGTAGCGTCGGCCGTCTGTTGGGTATCACGGTTCGAGATATCACCGAGAAGCTTCAAGCGAGCGCATCCGCGGCAGCAGCTGCTGGATCCGCCTCGACGGCGAGCGCCAGTCAGACGGCAGCAGGCCAGTCGGCGACGGCCGCCCAGGCCAGCGCAGCTACGGCATCGACCAAAGCGGGTGAGGCAAGCGCGTCGTCGGCGTCGGCAGCTACGAGCGACAGCAATGCTCTCAGCTCGAAGAACGCGGCTGCGACCTCTCAGTCGGTATCAGCGTCGAGCGCGCTGCAGGCGGCCCAGACGACGGCCGCTACTATGCCTTCCGACTTTTCGCAGGGCGACCTGTTTTGGATGAACGGTTTCGCCGGCAACCCCGACACTCAGCGCCCGACCAACTTGGGCACCGGCTGGTCGTTCCCGACCGTATCGGGCGAGGGTGTTGTAGCTCAGGGCGTTGCAGGGGCGTCGATCGACATCAGCAACCGGGGCTTGATCGCGGCCGACACCACCCGTCGATACCGCGCGACCGTTCGTGCGCGTAAGACCAGCACGAGTGCCAACAGCCTGTTCTTGCAAGTCTTTGGGATCACCATCCTCGCGGACAAGGTCTCATCGGGTAACACGCCTCTCGTTATCAGCACCAATATCAGTTCAAGCTTTGCTGATTATACGGTTGAGTTTGGGCTTGAGCCCGTCGCAAATCTCGGCCCTTACATTCGACTTCTTGCGCGCCTTTACGCACCGGCCGGCGGGTTCGAGACGGGCCAGATTTCTCGTATCAAGCTGGAGGACATCACCAGCGAGGTTGCGGCGCGTAACAGTGCCACGGCCTCAGCTACGAGCGCCGCTTCGGCTTCGACCAGCAAGGATGCGGCAGGCGTCAGCGCGTCGGCAGCGAAGGCCAGCGAAACGAATGCCGGAACTTCGGCAGGTACGGCTTCGGTAAAGGCAGGGGAGGCGGCTACATCGTCGTCCAACGCGCAGGGCTTTGCTAATTCGGCATCGACGTCGCAGTCGTTGTCCGCATCGAGCGCGACCGCAGCTCAGCTATCAGCTGCTTCGACAGTGCCGGACAACTTCACCGACCCGACGCAGTGGCTCGCCGAACGGGGAACGCCTGTGTTCACGGGCGGTCTGATGCGCGGATCGACCGACACCGGCAACGGCGTCAGTGTCTACAGCCGAGGGGGCCAAGCCATTGCCGCTGGGCGGACGTACCGCCTGTCGGTGCGTCACCGGCTTGTCAGTACCAGTCCGGGGCCTACTGCGACGTGGCTTGGGTATGAGCCACGTGACGGTGCAGGCGTTGTCGATCTCAGTGCCACGCTAGCAACCGGGTACGGTTGGATCGTCGGCGGAGAAGCTACGACCGTAGCTCAAGGGTGGCATGTCACTACCGGTACGGTAACAGGGGATGCGATCCTCGCCCGGTATCCCAACGCCGCGTCGATCAGTCCTGTGGCACTCATCGCCTACGGCCCCGGTAGCGTGAGCGTAGGTGAGATTTCCTCGATCAGCATTGTCGACGTTACGGACGTACTGGCGGGCCAGGCCGCGGCAACTGCTGCTGTCAGCAGCGCATCGTCCGCGTCCACCAGTCAGACGGCTGCTGGACAGTCGGCCTCGGCAGCAAAGACTAGCGAGACGAACGCTGGAACGTCGGCGGGCACGGCCTCGATAAAGGCTAGCGAGGCTTCGACGTCGGCGGCGAATGCGCTCGGCTCGTCGAACTCGGCCTCGACTTCACAACTGGTTGCAGCATCGAGCGCCACGCAGGCCACGCAGACTGTATCATCACTGATGCCAAGCGATTTTCTGCAAGGCTACCGCTTCTTCAAGCGTAGCTGGGCCCTGTCTTCGACCGCTACCGATTTTCCTGTTTCAAGCACGGCTCTGGTCAACGGTGATTTGCAGATTACAGGTGCGTTGGGAACACTGGATGTGGCCCACGCTGGGGCGTTTGCTGTCAAGCCTAACCGCAAGTATCGCCTAACTGTCCTTTGGCAAATCGTGGATAGTGGCGGGTTACAAAGCACTGCGGCTATTTTGTATTATATTCCGTTGGACGCGAATGGTGCATATCTAGGTGCGGGCACTCCGGCGCTGAACCTCACCATGACCAATGGCGAAACTGGCTGGGGTAGCGGGTACAAATCCAGTTCGTTCGATATTGATGCCAGCGCGCTGCTCCAACAGGCGGCTGTCACAGTACGAGGCCTGTTCCGGTATCAGCCAAACAACGCGCAGCAGACCATCCGCATCAAGAGCTTCTCTATTGAGGACGTAACCGAAAGTACGACGGCGCAGACTGCAGCAACGGCATCGGCAGGATCAGCCTCACTCGCCTCGACCAAGGCGGATGCGGCGGGCCAGTCGGCGACGTCGGCAACCGCCGCCCTCAATGCCGCCAAGACGGCGCAGGGCTCGGCCGAGGCGGCGCGCGACCAGGCGGCACAGAGCAGGACTGATGCGGCAGGATCCGCCTCGAGCGCGTCGGGCAGCGCCACGCTCGCTGCCGGCAGCGCAACGACGGCCGGGCAGAAGGCCAGTGCGGCTGCGACGTCAGAGCAGAACGCGGCAGCCAGCTCGACCGCGGCCGGTCAGCAGGCGAGCGCATCCGAGGCGTCGAAGACGGCTGCGCAGACCGCGCGCGGCCAGGCCGAGACGTTTGCCAACCAGGCGTCGACGAGCAAGGACAGCGCGGCCGGATCGGCGACGACGGCGAGCACGCAGGCGGGCCTGGCGGCGCAGTCGAAGACCGACGCGCAGAATGCGAGCTCGACGGCAACTGGCGCCGCGACTGCGGCGAACAACAGCGCGTCGACGGCGTCGACCAAGGCGGACGCGGCCGGCGCCAGCGCAGTCGCCGCCAACCAGTCGCGGATCGATGCGCAGGCGGCCAATGGCAACGCGAGCGCCAACGCCGGCGCCGCTGCGACCAGCGCGGCCGCGGCATCGGCGAGCGCGTCGTCGGCGAACACCACCGCCATGCTTGCCTCGCGATTCTCGCAAGGTGCGCTGAGCCGCAATGCGTACTTTGGGACGCCAGGCTGGGTCGGCGATGCCAACACCAACGACAATGCCCCGCCCGAATGGTTGATCTGGTTTCGCCCCCAAGGCGGCTATACCGGCAAGAGCACGTACACGTCATTCTACACCGGCCTGCCCGCGGTTCAGATCGATCGCGGCGGCCCTAACGCCGGCATCGTCCAGCCAATCACGCTGGCGAAGGGATGGCACGTCGCCGAATTCGACGTCTACATCGAGGACGGCGATTGGAATGGCACCGGCGCGCACGTCAACCTGACCAATGGCTACACCTTCAACTTCCACTTCGTAGACCAGACCGACACGGCCGATGTTCGATCGGGACCGATGTTTGCAGGCAACGCGCCCAACGGTACGCGCCGGCAATTCGGGATCCTGTTTTACAACGGCGCGCCGTCCGGCGCCGATGCGAAGTTCCACCTGATGGCAGGATGGGAAGGCTTCGGCGTCTCATACGGCAACGGGACCGGGTTCGCTCGAACGATCTGGCACAAGGCGCTGATCCGGCCGGCCGACCAGGGCGAGATCGACGGCCGCAAGGCGCGCATCGATGCCACGACGAATGCCGCGCGCATCGAGCAGGTCAATTTGACGCTCACGAACATTTACGGCGCCCTGGCGCAGCGGACATCGAACGTCGAGGCGAGGGCGGGCAATATCGAGGCACGCACCGGGATCGTCGAGACTGCCGTCGCTAACACAACCAGCAAGCTCGCCGCGGCGCGTGTCGAGATCTCGGCGGTGTCGCCCGGCGGTCGGGCATCGATGACGGTCCGATCAGACAACATCAACGGCGCGGCGATCGACTTCGGCGCCGACGTCAACTTCGTTGGCAATCTCAAGATTCAGAAAACGGCAGGAGGCAAGACGATCATGATCGATAGCGACACCGGCATCACCTTTAACAACGGCGTGGTCATGAAAGTCTCGGGTATAGGCTTTGGTTCGAACCGGCAGTTCCTCGAATGGGTCGGGCCGAGCCTGGCCAGCACCGCACAGTGCACCGAGGCCAACGCGTATCAGTACATCAAGACTGATGGCTCCGGGTATTTCGGCGGTTCGCTATCGGCCGGTCAACTGAAGAACGGCTCGGCGTCGAGCGGCACCGGCACGCAGGAACTCGCAGCGGTTGGTCCGTTCGGATCGAACGGCGGGGCCGTCAAATATCTCGCCAGCTGGGCGTATCGTACCGAGATCAAGGCAACCTACGCCGCGTCGCAAACGGGTCTGCAACAGTACCGCCAGGCCGCGAACACCTACAACGCCAATGCCGACGAGTTCGGCGTGGCGACCTTCGAACGCGCTGCGACGACGGTCACTCTCGCGCGGGCCTTCAGCGGCTCAGCTTTGGAGCAGCTCGACGAGCATCGCTACACGACCGAAACGGCGACGTTCGTCGGCAATCCCCCGGTCATCGGCGACGCACCAGGTAGCGCGACGATCACGTTCACGATGGGCGGCGGTTTCACGATCAACGATCCCCAGCTGGTCGCGCTCGACCGGACGGTCCGCCTGGGTCTCAATCGTGGATACACCAACAGCTCGGGCAATGTGTCCCAGCGCCTGTCGATCATCGCCGTCGAGGGCTGACCCCATGGCCGCTGCAGCGGCCTGACAATTCAACAGAGGAGAGTAACGTGGCTACATTCACGCCCGAGGACCAAGCGCTCCTGGACGAACTGAACTACCGCAAGAGTTTCGTGGCCTGGCAGGAGCGCGAAGCGGCACGCGCCGCGCGGCTCGCCGGCCTCGCCGCGCTGACCTCGATCTTCACCGCGGCGACCGTCACGCCGTTTGCGACGGTATCGTCCAGCCAGTCCGAGGCGCTCGCTTCGAGCGATCCGGAAGTGTCGGCGATGCTGTCGAACATCGCGACGGTGATGGGCTACACCGGCCAGGCGATCGTCAGCCTGCTCGAGCAGCTTTCGACGGCCGAGCCGGCGCCGATTACGCCGAGCGAAGCGGCCCGCGCCGCAGCTCCGGAGCCCGAACAGGCCCCCACCGAGTAGGCCACCGCCTGCCGCCCCCCGTCTAAGCAAAGGCTCGCATCATGAAGAATTACACCCTCGCGGGCCTTGGCGTCGCGGGACGGCGGCTCGCGTGAGCGACGCACCGCAACAGCGCCTGGCGCTGAAGGACATCATCATGGTGTGCTGCGCAGTGGTTGCCCCGCTCGCGGTCGTCGGTGGCATGTTCCGCGCCGATGGCAACCGCTCCGCGCAGATCGATACCAACACCCGCCGGATCGAGGTGCTCGAGGCCGCCAACCAGGCCAAGACCGATCTGCTGACGAAGATCGACGGCCGCACGATCCGGATCGAGACCAAGCTCGAGATGATGGCGCCGGCGCCAAAGATCGCTGCGCGATGATCGACGGTCCAATCCTCATGATCCTGGCGGGCGCTGCGATCCAAGGGATCCCGCCCGCCTGCCGGCTGATCGTTCATATCCGACGTCGGCCGCGCGCCGCGCCGGCGCTGGGCGCACCCGCCCGCACCTGATGCCGCCGGCGGCCGGCTGCCGCCTTTCACAGGAGATACCGATGAAACTCGACGCCATGCGTCGGGTGCGTGACCTATGGTTGCGCGCCTGGCCGCTGTGGTCCGTGCGCATGTCCGCGCTCGGCGCCATCCTCACCGCCTTCGCCGCGGCCGCCCCCGACACGCTGCTCCAGATCTGGAACGGTCTGCCCGATGACATTCGTGCGGTATTTCCCGAGAGCGTCGCGCGGGCAATCCCGACTCTGCTGTTCGTGGCGACGCTGGTCGTCCGCCTGATCCCGCAGGCTCCGGCCGGCGATCGCAAGAGCCTGTGGAAGTCGGTCACCGGCAAGGTCGCGCCAAAGGCCGCCGGCGGGATCGCGGCGATCGCGCTCGCCATGATCGCGAGCGTGATCGCAGTCGAGGGCGGCTATGTGAATCACCCGGCCGACCCGGGCGGCGAGACGCACATGGGCATCACCAAGGCCGTCGCCGTGCAGAACGGCTACATTGGGCCGATGCGAACGCTGCCGCGCGAGGTGGCGGAGAGCATCTATTACAATCGGTACCTGGTGCAGCCTGGCTATGCCGCCCTGGTGCCGATCGACTCCGCGGTGACGGCCGAGCTGTTCGACACGACCGTCAACATGGGGCCGGCTCGCCCGTCGACGTGGTTCCAGCAGTCGACCAACGCGCTGTGCGGTACCAAGCTGGTGACCGACGGCCGCGTCGGTCCCGGGACGATCGCGGCGTACCGCGCGTGCCAGGGCAAGCTCGGCGCCAGCAACCTGTGCGTCGCAACGCTGGTGAATCTCGATCGATCGCAGGCCGCGGAATATGCGCGCCTGGTCCGCGTGAACCCGAAGCTGAAGGTCTTCTATAAGGGCTGGATCGCGCACCGGGTCGGCAACGTCGATCGCGGCCGGTGCAAGGTCGCGACGTCGTGACGCGGGTCCGCGTCATCGTCGCGATCGTCATCGCTCTAGCAAGGCGCGCTGATCTTCGTGCTTTCGAGTAGCTATTGCGGAGTCTGTGCCGGGGTATCGCCTACCCAAAAGTGGGGTACATGCCCCGCTGAAATCCGCGAGAAAGCGTCATTGCGGCGGAGGGATTCTCCGCAATGGCAATGTCTGATCTTGGTGGCTAGCTGCCGTCCTTGAAAAGCGGCTCGTCGGCGGAGCTACGAACCAAGCGTCGGGGTTCAGCACCTTCCGACCTACGCTGATATTCTTCCGCCATATCTTCGTGGATTTTGCGTATCGCAGGGTCTGATGCTTCAGACGCCGATGTGCGTTCCGTTGCAGCACGTCGAGCGAAGTAAGCGCGGTCTTTATCATCGAACATGGTAACCTCTTTCCAGGCAACCTTGTCATCATTACTGACCATTTGTGTCAAGACGCCTTCCGGAGTGGGGTCATTCTAGCCGCTTCACCTAGCGCGGTCCCCGCCCATCGAAGCGGCGCCGGGGCCACTTGCGCCCTCACACAAACCTTTCGGCGTTAGCTATCGTTCGTCGATCTGGGCGCTGAACGTCTGACTTTGGGCGAAAGCCGCCGGGGTATCGACTGGTCAAATCGGGGGTACCGAGGGCGCTAGAACCCGCGAAAAAGCGTCATCGCGGCGGAGGGTTCCTCCGCCGCAGTCGCTTAGGTAAACGAAACAGAAGCTGGCGCTTTCGCCATTCCGGTAATTCCGCGCATCTCCGATGGCGAAAGTTTTGCGCTATCTTCGACCGTAAGGATCGCGCTTTTTTTAAGGCACGCGGCAATAGTTCGCAGCTCAGACGCGCTTAACTTTTTTGCTGAGACAGCCAAGCTCGCGCCTTTGCCAGCGACCGACCGTGCTGCGCTTGCCGACATATCGACTGCCATTTCACTTCCCCTTTTTCATCGTCGGAGATCATATGCTAACCAACGCCGCGGTGAAAGCCGCGCGGCCGCGAGCGGCCGCCTACAAGCTGTTCGACCAGGGCGGCCTGCACCTCTACGTCGCGCCCACCGGCCGCAAGTCGTTCCGGATGAAGTTCCGCCTCGGCGGGAAGGAGCAGCTGCTGACGATCGGCGCCGTGCCCGAGGTGACGCTCGACGCCGCCCGTGCCCGGTGCGACCAGGCGCGCGAGCGGCTCGGCCGCGGCGAGGACCCCCGGACGTGCGAACTTGCGCAAACCGGCAAGGCTCGTGCTTTCGAGCACGTCGCGCGCCAGTGGCACACCCACATGCGCCCGCGGTGGACCGAAGTGCATGCCGGCGACGTGCTTGGCAGCCTCGAGCGCGACGTGTTCCCGGCGATCGGCGGGATGCCGATCGGCGCCGTTACCGTGCCGGTGATCCTGCACGCGCTGCGGGTCATCGAGGAGCGCGGCAGCCTGGTCACCACCGGCCGCGTCCGTCAGCGGATCTCGGCGGTATTTGCCTATGCGATGGCGGAGGACCTGGTCGACCAGGATCCCGCGGCGATCGTCAGCCGCGCGCTCACCCCGCCCGCGCCGGCGCAGCATCACCCCGCGTTGCTCGAGATAGAGGACGCGCGGGCGCTGCTCGCCGCGGTCGAGCTGGTCGACGTCGCGCCAGTAGTGAAACGCGCGTCGCGATTCCTGGCACTAACCGCGGTCCGTTTCGCCGCGGTACGCGGCGCGCGCTGGGAGGAGATCGAGAATCTCGACGGGGCCGCGCCGCTTTGGCGGGTACCGGCCGCGCGGATGAAGCTGGCGGCAGCGAAGAAGCTCGATGCAAAGAACGATCATCTGGTGCCGCTGTCGCGCCAGGCGGTCGAGCTGCTGCGCGAATTGCGCGGGGATATGCATCAGGGCCGCGACAATATGCATCATCAGGATGCAAATATGCACGGCCTGATCTTCGATTGCGGCGGGGGGCGGATGATCGGCGAGAAGTCGATCGGCGCGCTCTACGATCGCGCGGGTTTCGAGGGGCGGCATGTCCCGCACGGCTGGCGGGCATCGTTCTCGACGATGATGAACGAGAAGGGGGCCGACGGCGCCGATATCGAGCGGGCTCTGGCGCATACGCCGAAGGACAAGGTCAAAGCGGCGTATGATCGAAGTGCTCGCCTTCAGCGGCTGCGCGATCTGTTCCAGGACTGGTCGGATATGTTGGTCGGGATCTGATCAGCGCCGCATACGCGACGCAAGAAAAGAACAACGGATCTCGCACACTTCCCCCATCGACAGCCCGGGGCGGCGCAAGCCGCCTCGTTCCGACAGCCGGGTCTTGGCGGTCGGGTCCTTGAGGCATGCCGTTTCGGCTCTGGGGGAATATCAAACTAGCGTCGGCTCCGCGTTCAGCGGAGACGTTCCTTATTCCTCATACCTGAATGCAGGATAGAGCACATTTCATGTACTCGCGTTAGCGAACGAAGAAGCCGCGCTTGCGAGAGCGGCGCGCAGGGGGGCGTATTGGACCTCGCGCGGCGCGGCTGGCGCACCGCGTGCCACGGCGGCAGGGACGGCACCCAGGCGGCGAAGTTTGGCCACGAGGATCTGCATGTACCGTTGCCATGTTCGGGGCGCCATGCTGCGCCTATGGTCGAAATAATAGGCGTTCGACGTCTGCTCGCGCTGGGGGGCAAACTCGCCGTCGTTGTTCGTCCGGATGCTACGGCGCACCCAATCCACGAAGCCGCGACCCTTCAGGCGCTTCACCGCGTCGATCGCGGCGTTGCGGCTGCAGACCGCCCAATCGGCGATCGTCTCGTATGACGGAAACAGCGCGCCTGTCGCGAAGTCGATCTTCTCAAGCAGCGCCTCGAGCACGTTGATGTCGACGCGGCGAAGCCGACCGTTGGCGCGCGCGATCGTGGCGTCCAGTCGCTCTATCTCATGCCGCAGCGTTGCCGGCCGGCCGATCGGAGCTTGCCCCTGTGCGGTAAGCACTGCCAGCTCGGCCGCCAGCGCCTCGCGCTGCTCGCGTATCTCGTGCAGCCGACGGTTGGGAAGCTCCTTCCAATCCTGTCGGCGCTGTTCCTTGGCGCTTTGCACCAGGGCCTCGCGATGAATCACGCCCTGGGCGTGCGATCCGTCGCCGACCTTCTTCCACGGCTGGGCGCGCAGATCGTCGACGTCATAGCTATGGCGCCGCGGTACGCGACGGCCTTCGCCGTGATCGGGGCCGCGCGTCTTTTCTGAAAACTGGGCGCTCGTCCCGCGGATGAGATTGCGGACAGCTTGCGCCGTCGGCGCGGTACCATTGACCGCGCTCACAGTGCGCAACTCGTCAGGAGTGCCGCGGCCCCTCGAGCAGCTGCGCGGGCTCCAAAAGATCCACCGTCAGCAAGTCGGCCCATTCCTGCGCGATTTCGCGCCGTCGGGGCATGTACGCGTACCGATTGTAAATCGCTTCCACACTGCCGTCGATATGCGCCAGCATGAGGTCGATGACTTCCCGATCTCCCTTCCGACCCTCCTCGGCCGCGAGCCGGTTCATGACGGTAGAGAACGTTGCGCGCCAGCCATGCGGCACGTGGATGGCGGCGTAGCCTGCCTCCCGATACAGCTTGCTGATCGTGCTGTCGCTTAGCGGCCGCTTGGCGAACCTGATCGATCGGAAGATCAACCCCGTCGTGCCGCTGAAGCTGATCGCGATCTTCACGATCTCGACCGCCTGACGTGACAGCGGAACGATGAACTCGAATGCCGGATCGTTGCGGCGCTCCTGGGCTAGCTTCATTTTCGTAGCCGGAATTCGCCAGATCGGAGCATCGCCGTCCAGCTCCTCGAACTCGTGCACCTCCGCCAGGCGCAACACGCCCGACCGCACCGTCGTCAGCGCCAACAGGCGCGAAGCCAGCCTCGTTAGCGGGAAGACCGGCCGCGCTTCCACGACCCCGAGCAATTCCCTTGCATGCGCGATCGTTTGGACCGCCGGATAGTGACGGTGCCGAACCCGACCGAGCGCCTTGCCCATTTCCGCCGCCGGGTTGTTGGTCGCGATCGCGCTGGCGATCGCATGTACGAAGATGTCGGAGATCCGCTGCCGGCAGCGATGCGCGACGTCGGCCGAACCGCGCGCCTCGATCTTCCGCAGCAGCGTGACGATCTGTGGCGAGGTAACCTGCGCGATCGGCATCTTGCCAATCGCCGGGAAGACGTCGTTCTCCAACGTCCGCAGCACGTGCTTTGCGTGCGTCGGCTTGAAGAGCGGCACCTGACTGGCGTGCCATGTCAGGGCTACCGACTTGAACGTATGTTCGCCCTGAGCTGCTGCCTGCGCCGCCTGCAGCACGCGATCGATCGAAGGATCCACCCCCGTCCGGAGCATCGCTGCTGCCTGCTCGCGGGCGATTCGCGCCTTCTTCAGCGAGACGTCGGGATAGAGGCCGAAGGTGAGTCGCTTTTCCTTGCCGTGGATGCGATATTTCCACCGCCAAGAGCGCGCGCCGGACTTCAAAATTTCCAGATAGAGCCCGTGGCCGTCGAATAGTTTCGACTTCCCGTCGGCCGGCGGCGATTTGCACTGCAGATCCGTCAGCACGCGATGCCCCCACCGCTAAAAAACCGTGCCCCCATAATGCCCCCGAATGCCCCCGCCAGTCCTCGCCGGCAATGGCGGCTTTTGACGGCAACAGAAACCCCAAAAAACGGCTGTTTTCCGTGGCTTTTGGTGGACTTTGACGGTCTGTGGAGGTGAAAAATGGTGCCGGTTGCAGGAATCGAACCCGCGACATCCAGTTTACAAAACTGGCGCTCTACCAACTGAGCTAAACCGGCCGGTGCGTGCCGGGCTATGCGCGCCCGG